ATCGCATACCGTCTCGCCCGCGCTGCTCGGCGGCGAAGGGGCGTGACACTCACATTCGTTGCACGAATGGCAATACAGCGGATCGTTGTGACACGAACAATGGCAAATCGCCCCCGCCTGTTGCTCCACCTCGCCCGCGCTGCTCGGCGGGGCGGCGAGTGCATCAAGACGGCGCGGCGGCAGCGCACAGCCCAACCCCTGACGCGCGAGGGCGCAGAGTTCGAGGATAGTTTGCGGATCACATGCGGCAACGAATGCAGCATCAGAATCATTGATACCTATCCACGTTTCCCAAACGTCCCCCTCGCTCGTAACATATCTAGGTCCGATTACCTCATCGCGTGCGTACGGGTGATTCGGACATTCCTTACGCGGTGCCGTGAGGTTATGCCTAATAGGCCATCCCTTGCCGAGCCCGCGACTTTGCGTGCCTTCCTGCCAAGTCCAGGGGCCTGGTGTGGCTATTTTCGCCAGCGCCTCGATCCGGTCGATTTGTTCGGGGGTCATGTCCAACTCCAGTGAATATGCGAAAGCACGAAGTGCCATAGCGCCCATCCGCCGATCACGATTGCGGCGCCACCTATGAATGCGAGCGCAAGCATCAGCCGGAATCCGCGAGCTAGCGCATCACCCAAGTCGATCATTTCGTCTCCCTCACCACAAACGGCGATCTCTCATGCGGATCGAACGTCTTGAAATCCCGAATGTCTGCATTCGGCGGCGTTTCCGTCCAAGCAAAATATCCTCGCTGCCTGTAAAACTTGGCATTTCGAATCTCGTGATCCACGTCCTTAACCTCCATGAATGGGAATCCCTCGGCGTCAAGGCCGGCGAGTAGGACTACTGCCATATCCGGCAACGAATCGAGTGATTTCCATCCGCTCATGTGATTTTCCTTGGTGCCTTCGCGCTCCCCGGCGCCCACCAGCGGCGCTTTGGTCTGTTGTCGACTTGCTTCGCTCGGCGCCGACTCTTCGGGCGATCGTATTCGCCGCCAGCCGTAACGCCGTCCTCGATCCACCCGGCCGCGCGCAGGCTCGTGCCCGGCTCGTCAAGGTGTGTAAACGTGTCCATGCTCGTGCAGCCCATTGCGCGAGCTGCGCGCCAGCAAGCCCCGTAGAGCATGCTGCACGCGTTTTTGTAGCCTTCCTTTACCGCGACGCGGAGCACGCGCAAATGGTCGATCTCGCGCGTCGTTTGTTCCTGCGACGGCCAGCCGACTAGCGCGACGCCGACAATCTCGTCTCCGCTGCGAACCGAAACGCACCACATTGCGCCCTGAACTTTCGGGAGGCGGCGATGCGTGTCAGCGACGAATGCGATCGCATCGGCATGCTTTACTGTCCAAGGGCGAAGGCGAAGGCTCAACGATCGGCCCTCACCACAAACCCGCCAGCGCGGATGGCGGCGAGCATGTCGTAGGCGTATTGTCCGTCATTAGTTTCAAGGAACGCGCGGCGAACTTCGCGCGCATCCTCCAGCGTCGGCTCCCGATATTCGGGTGCTAGCGGGATGGTGCAGTTGCGGCGGTTCCATTCGGTTTTGCAGTCCTCCGCGGACGTTCCGACGCACGACCATCCGCACTGTGCATCGATGCAGTGCATGCGATAAAGATCAGGACTGCGTGTAACCGGATATGGCACTTCTTCGACATCAGCCGGCGCACCGCATGGACAAGGCAACAGCGCATCCCCGTTCGCGCTCGCGGTGGGTTTGGTGGTCATCGTTGCGACTCCAAAATCGGAACACGCAGATCGCGACGTTTTTTATTGCTTGGCTGGTGCGCAAGGACTTTGCCGCTGATCTTCCGCGCATAATCCTCGATAGCCTGCCACTCGGACTGGCCGTTGCCATACGTGCCGATCAGCACGCCGTCGCCCTTTTCCTCACAGTCCTTGAACGACGCAATGAAGCGTCCGTGACACTGCAAGCTCTGCGGACGCTCGCGAATTTGCATCACAAGTCCGTTTTCGTCTGCGAAATCCTCGATAGTCGATCGCGGCTGATATTCCCGTTCGATCTTCATCTCTCAATCCTATGCTTCGTTCCGCCGACTTCCGTACATGGATCGGCGTAGGGAATATCGAGCGCGGCGAAGCGTTTCGCTTGAGACTTGCTGACTGGGCCTGGCGGATGCTTCGCGCCTTCGGATGTCGCAGCGAGAGCGTCCGCAAACACCGAAGCACAAATCGCATACATCTGCCCAACTGGCGCCGGTGTCCAATTCTGGTTCGCGCTCCACTCAACGACTAACTTCCACGCAGCGTCGAGCCGCACTTTCAACTCGTCATAGTCCGACGTGCGGCGAAGCTCGGCGGCCATCTGCAAGATCTTCCGGCAGCCATCGCATGGGCAATTAGCTCGATACGCCTCGATCCACTCGATTAACCTCTCGCGCTCTTTCTTCGTCATGGCAACACCACCGAGCGGACGGGCCGCACCCACAACCGGCCGTACTGGGCGTAGATGCTGGAATTGCCGTTGCCGAAGAGGACGAAGAACGCGAAGGACTCCGGCGAAGACGGATCCGGAGTCGAGGTCCAGTAGGCCTCCGGTTTCGTGTCCGGGAACGCGTCTGTGTCAATCGCTGGGTTGAAGCGCGTGCGGTCGGGGAGCAGGAAGAGTTCCTCGACAGTCGGCATGCGCCAGTCGGTGAAGCCGAACAAGCGGAATTCCGCGCACGCCTTCTTGCCCGCTTCCCACGCGAGTTGCTCGGGCAACGTCGGGCCCCACATCAAACCGCGCGCGGGTTCGAGCCGCGCGATGACGGCCTGCGGCTTCTGAAGCACCGCACCCGTGCTGTCCAATTCGACGAAACGATTCATCACACCCATCGCACTTGCTCCTTCGAAAAGATGGCCAAAAGGCCGATTACTGACCGGGCAACACCACCGAGCGGACGGGCCGCACCCACAACCGGCTGGACTGGTAGTAGATGTCGGAAAGGCCGTGGTTGAAGTTGACGTAGAACGCGTAGGACTCCGGCGAAGACGGATCCGGAGTCGAGGTCCAGTAGCCGCTGGGCTCGCCGCGGAAATACGTCGAGTCGAACGCCGGATCGAAGCGCGTGTAGTCGACGATCGACAGTTGCTCGCGGATGTCGGGAGCACGCCACGCGAAGCCGCCCAGCGTATGCGCGGCCGCGACATTGAGCGCTTGCTTCCACGCCGCGCGGCCGAGCGGATCAGCGCACCAGATGAGTTGCGTTTGCCGATCCAGGACTTGCGACCAGTTCGCGGCGTCAACTGGCAATTCATTGCCCGCGTCGTCGAGTTTGCAGAATTGGGGTGTACTCATCGCTGGCTCCGTGCGTAGGCAAACACGTATTTCGCGGCGACTACGCGCCGCAATTTCATTTGTATATGGCGTCGCCAGATCGGTAAATTCGCTGTATAAGACAATGCGAACCTTAATCTCGTAGCTCTCACCGTCACTAGCGAAATATACGTGGCTGGTATCAATTCCGTTAGGCGCGGCCAATGCGCGCTGTAGGCTGTCAACCAGCGCCTTGATTCCTTCTCGCGTTCCGCAGACATAGGCGGTGCCGTGCCAGATCGGCTGAGCGTAGACATGCAGCCAAGCGAAATCTTGCAATTTAGCGCGCGTAGTAGCGGGATTCGTTGCCATGGCAAGCACGCCTTGACGAGCGCAGCTATCGCGAGAATGATTGCTGCGAATCCAATCCCATCCCAAAACGATTCAGTTGGTTTCACTTCTCTTCCTTCGGAGAAAAGGTGGCGGCGGCAGGGTTCGATACCTGCTCGTCGGATTTACTCTGGCGATCAGCAAGTCTGCGTCCGACGTTGGCTTGCTTCCTCGCCGCGAGTTGCACGTCCTTCCGTGCTGCGCCGCCCGTAGAAACTTTGTTCATTCCTGCAACCATTCACCTGACCAAAACTCACGTGCTTGCCTCTTGAGGAGGCCTGACGTTTTGCGCTGTGTTGCTCTGGCAAAAATAGCCTTGTTCCGCTTCGCCGAAATTCGATGCCGGCGTTTCCCTGTTCCGTGCTTCTTTCCCTGATTGCGCGCGCTTTTCGAACAAGCGACGCGAAGGCGCTGCTCGCTAAGCGGAACTCGTCGATCGAAGGTAAGCGTTGGCATACGAGAAGTGGGCTTCGGACAGTCCCAACGAAAGCCAAGTAGGGACGCTTTCAAGGCTCTCTTTAACGGGGCTGCCGAAGCCCGTAGGACTCAGTTGTCCTTGCCGTAGGCGAACACGCCAGTACCGGCGCCCTGGAATCGCAGATTAGGCGCTTCGACAAGATCAGCCTGCCCACTCTTTGAGTGACGGAAGATCAGCATGGACTGCTGCGCTTGCCGCGAATCAGTGAACACGCCGTCCTTGTTCGCCGCGCCCCACGTCAGGGCCCTGTTGTTGAACGTCTGCCCGAGCATCATGAATTCGTTGAACCCGAGATCGTTCTCGACGATCAGCGGGTCTTTGCCGAACTCGATCGTGCACTTGTAATTGCCGGCTGGAAAGAAAAGCTGCGAGGCCTTCGTGGGATTTACCACCGGCGCGTGGCCGGAATTTCCGAATGTAACCGTAGTCGTCATTTTCACGCTCTCTTGCTAGTAGGGGCCGCTGTGCGTCAGCGGGGGACGTCAATATGGAATGTCGTCGTCCTCGAACCCATCACGCTGCGCGCCGGCTGTTTCCGGCTGTCGCGTTGCGCCGCGCGACGGCTGCGTCGTCGGTCCGCGCGAACGTGGCGCCGTGCTGCTGCTCCGATCGTCACCGCCGCTACCGCCCTGGCCGCCGATCATCTGCATTTCGTTCGCGACGATGTCGGTCGAGTAGCGTTCGATGCCCTCCTTGTCCGTGTACTTGTTCGTGCGCAGCGAGCCTTCGATATAGACCTGCCGGCCCTTCTTGAGATATTCGCCGGCGATCTCGCCGAGCTTTCCGAACAGCACGACGCGCAGCCATTCGGTGCGCTCCTGTTTCTCGCCGGTCTGCTTATCCTTCCATGACTCGTTGACGGCGATGCGAATGTTCGTGATCGCACCGCCGTTCTGGGTGTAGCGAGTTTCAGGATCGGCACCCAAGGTTCCGATGGCGATGACGCGATTGACTCCTCTCATGCTGCTGCCGCCCATGTCGTTAAATAGGAGATTCGCCGCTGCACTTCAGCCCACAGCGATTCACTGGCCTTGGCGTATGCGGCAATTTGTTCTTCGTCGCGCTTAATGCGCTGGCGATAGAGACGCAGCGCAGGATTCAACATGCGCGGGTCGTAGCTCACGAAATCCGACCACTCGCGGCCAGTCACCCAAAGCTCGCACTGGATTTGCTCGTGGTGCTCTTCGGGCATCCCGCCTTCGAGCGTCGCGCAATGCACGCCCGTATCAGCGGGGCATTTGATTTGCACCATGCCATCGTTGCCTACCAGGCCATCAGGCGAACAGCCGACATACGGCAGCATGGGATGCGTGACGAACTCAGATAGCGAAACGATCTGCCCTGTTTCGGCTTCGTAGGCAGCGCGTGCCGCCGCTTCTACGTCATGGCCCCAATCGAGGGGCTTGGCTCGCGCGTTCGCCTTCGGCTCGCCAGTAAGAATTTCGGCGACGATATCGAGCACGTAATCTGTGCGTGCCTTCTTGTCGTGCGCAGGGCGTTCTTGACCCTTCTTTTTGCCGGACTTGTAAACGTAGCCTCCGGGGTCGAACGCCATCACGTCACACATGCGGGAGGCTGTAATCTTGCCCGCGCGTTGGCGGCGCCACTCTTCGGAGTTTTGCGCGATCATTCCGCCGCCTCCTGCACCGCCTTATCGGCTGCGAGCGCGCGGTTCTTGAAGTCTTCCATGCGGTCGGTGACGAGCGCACGTCGTTCCTTGGGCAATTCAGCCCATGCGGCGCGAAACGCATCGACGCCCGTATCGGCAACGGCCATCAAGTCCGCAATGAGTTTGTCGCGCTCCGGTGAATCCTCGGGGACCGTTCGCTGTACTGCTTGCGTTCCCGGACGAACTCGCGCCTGAGCGTCAGCCGCGACCTGCTCGCGCAGCTCGTCTGGCATGTCCTCAATATCCTGGGTGAAGATGTCAGACGCGGCGGTAACGGTAATGACCGCATCTACCTGAGCGCGCTTCTTCGCCATCTTCAAAATCGTGTTCGCCACATCGGCCGGATTTGTCCGAATCTGCTTGCGTTGCTCGACTCGACCTTGATATTTCGAGAACTTGATCCGACGCCTGTTCTCCGGCGTAGCATCGAATTCTTCCTGGCATAGCGCGGCGCGCCACGCATATTTGTCCTCACGGCTACTGCACTCGCCGATACCAGCCCCGAGGAATTGCCCGCCCGCTGAAGCGAGGCTCACCTTGACGCGGTAATGGACCTCCCCGTCACCGCTCAAATCCTCGACGTCAGGATTCGCGGCAAGCCGGAAGGTGGACATCAACTTTTCCGCCCCTGCTTTGTAGAGCGAAACCGATTGCGTACCCGGAATCCTTCCGTAGTGAGTGCCGTCCTGCATGACCGAACGCATGACGTCTTGGATCAAATTCACCTGCGCCCGCACATCGGCTGCCGTTAGGCTGCGCTCGCCATAAACGACAACGGCTTGTTGAGTCATGGGGACCACAGCATTCATGTCCTAACTCCTAAAAGGTTGGCAGCGACCGCGCAGGGAGGGTGATGGCGGGGAGTCGCGCGGCCGCCGCCGGGGAAAATCTTCTAGCCGTAGCCGTAGCCGTAGCCGTAGCCGTAGCCGTAGCCGTAGCCGTAGCCGTCGCCGTAGCCGTAGCCGTAGCCGTCGCCGTAGCCGTAGCCGTCGCCGTAGCCGTAGCCGTAGCCGTAGCCGTAGCCGTCGCCGTCGCCGTCGCCGTAGCCGTCGCCGTAGCCGTAGCCGTCGCCGTAGCCGTAGCCGTCGCCGTCGCCGTCGCCGTCGCCGTAGCCGTAGCCGTAGCCGTCGCCGTAGCCGTAGCCGTCGCCGTAGCCGTCGCCGTAGCCGTAGCCGTCGCCGTCGCCGTTGGCGTTGGCGGCTCTCTGAATCCACTGGTTGCTGGCAAAATCGCTAGCTAGCCCGACGATCTTCCCGCTGATCTTTCGGACGAATGCCAGGACGCCATCAATACATGCGCCGGTATCCAGCACATCGACGACTGTCACTACGGGCTTATAGGCCCATGCGTTCATGCTGCCGTCTCCCATTTTTCGGCTGCCGCTGGCGTCACTTCGAAAACAGCCGTGACTTTGCGCACGTCGATATCAGCGCGAGCACTAATCTTGCTGCGCGGAGTCGGGCCAGTCTCGGCCAGTTCCATTACGCCGCGCGTGGTGCCGAAAGCAATCGCCATGCGTGCGCGCCTCAGTGCGATTTCGGTTCCGCTGGTATCGCCCGCGTACCCGAAGAAAACGCCGCGATGTTCCGTACAGACGATGACTGGACGCTCGGATTTCTTTGCCACGATTCAATACTCCTTTGGATGATTTGGTCACGCCGCTTTCGGCGGCTCCGGATCGTTTCTCGGCCTCTGCCGGCGCAAGGCGTGTTCAACCGCAGCCTTCACCGCGTCATGGATAAACTTACCGCCGTCGATCAGCCGTACCGCATGCAGTTCAGCGAGAGTGACGGCCGTTTCGTTGCACAGGTCAAGCAGCCTGCGCCGCACTTGCAATCGCGCCATTTGCCGCTCGTCGAACGGCACAGGCTCGCGCTCGATCGTCGGGGACAATCCGCGACGTTCGCGTTGTTCGGAGAGATAGAGGACGGTCATTTCGCCACCTTCGCGCGACGTGCGCGCTTTTTCTGCGGGATGACGACGAGGGCGCGATGCCTCGGGATCGGCAGACGCACCAGTTCGC